ATTAAAGCTAGGGTTTTCCGACGATTTAACCATTCTTAATCTATTCCCGGTTACACGTGATATTAATTGAAGAGTTGTTTGTTCTGCATTTGCTAAATTAATAAAAAATGTTTTACTTACAATTGCTCCTCTAGGATCATCCAGGTCTCTAACATCTTGTGTATAAAATCCTGCAAACACTTTTGTTAATGTATCTTGTTTAACTCTTGTAGTATTACCTAATTCATCGACCAAAGTAACACTTAATCTTCCACTTGCTCTTCTTAATATTTCCGAGAACTCTGTAAGTTGGTTATTCATATCAACCAATTTGCTAAATAAATCTATTGGTGTTTGGTTTTCTGATAAAAATCCTGACGCTATTACATTTGTTGTATGAGCATAATAATTTTCATTAGCAGTAAATGATGAACTTAAATGCTGATCTATTTGCATTTCGTTTAGAGTTTGTTCAAGACTAACTCTAGCCTGGTCTTGTTCATTTTCTTTAAGTATTCTTTCAACACTACTATCAGAACTAAGATCTGCTGGAAATTCTATTCTTGCAGCGTTTGACCAATCACTTTCAATAGGATTACCTGGCCACCCTGCCTCAGATATAGATTTAACCTGTACTTCTACAACTTCTCCCTTTCTTACTGGAATATCAAGTTGGTTAATGTTTATAGAACTTGCATTATCATCATCTATCTCAACCCATTCATATAGCCCAGTAACCTGGTTCTTTTCTCTTGGTCTAACAACACTTTCAAGTTGTACCCAGTTTGAAAATGCGCCTTGGCTTTTTCCTACACCATCTTGGAATTCAAATTCTTGTACAGGGTTAGCTGCACCGTCAGCTGATAAGTATCTATATCGTGTTACAAATTTAACGATGTCTTGATTTCCGGTATCTGGTGATACTCTAGGATCAGGCATTCTCCAAAATCCTCTTGCTCTGTACTTAGGTAAAACACTACCTACTGAATTATCTTCTCCCTTTGCAGCTATCTCTTTAACAACCGATGCATATAGTTCAGATTTAGATCCTCTGTCGGTTACTAAACCTTGTAATTCATTTCGGTCAGCATCTCTTTCAACCTCAGTCGCATAATTAGTTGTTTGAATTCTTGTTCTCTTTTGCTTAATAGCAGTATCTAATTCTTTAAGTTCAGATTCTAATGTATTCTTTTGATTATTTAATTCTTGTAAACTTACAATCGCATCTCCATTGGTAACTTGCCCATTAATTAAAACAACCTTAAAGTCATCAGCTTCTAATACAGGAGCATTAGGAGTTAAGCCTTGTTTTGAAGTAGGTATTTTGTCCTGTGCAAATGATAATAAAAATCTACCAAAATCAACAGCCTGTTGTTGGTAAAATGTTGCTAAAGTTTCCTCAGTACCATTTTCATTAATAGTTGTTAATTCACTTGTATAAAAACCACTACCAGGTGACCAATTTACAGCAGGCAGTTTTGAATTTGCATCAATAGGTTTAACGAAGGTTACACACCTTTCATCGAAACCAACAGAGACATCTAAGCTAACAGCATTGTTTGCACTCGATGAAACCTGTAAAATGTTAGCACCAATAGTAACCGCTCTTGATCCTTCTACTAATTCTAAGACTATTGAATTCGTACTGCTGTCAACTTGCTTAACAACATATCTTGTATCAATAGGATCAGATACAATCTCTAATGAATCTCCAACCTTTAATCCTACAGTATCAGGAAATTCTGCTAATGTATCAGAATAACTTAGTTTATTTAATTTGTATAATTTCTTTTGTGTAGTAATTGAAATACCATTTACTTCTTCTGTTACATCAACCTCAGAAATTCTAATAACGCTAAACTTACCAAAGAATTGTTTATCTCTAGGTGGAATATCTACAACATCATTGTCTAAAACATATTGGATATTATTGTTTGCCAAATCCTCTAAAAACTGAATGTAATCAATATCAGACTTACCAAGAAAGTTATTATTGAAATAATTAATCTTACTTTTTGTATTTGTGTTTAGAATAAATCTACTTACAATAGCTCTTTCGGTATCAATAGGAACTTGTCCAGTTAAATCAAAAGTAACATACAAAAGAGGGTTAATCAAACCTTCAAAAAACCAATTAGATTTAAAATCAAATGAAGTGACAGAATTTAAAGAAGTAACATCTTGTGCTTCAACTGGTAATTTTGCCAATACTAATTTTCTAAATGTACCATCCGATAAACGAATAGAACTATCCCCACCGCTTATATTAGTTATAGTTTGTATATTTTTGTCTAGCCTATCAACAGAATTCTTTAGAAAACCAAAGCTAGGAATAGTGACACGAGAAATTGTATTATCCTCGTTTTGCAAATTTACCGTTACGGAATCTCTGCTTGATGTTATAGCCTGGTTTACTTTCTCAAAACTTTCAACAGAGTTGTTGAAGAGTCTAAGAAACTCAGGTAAAATCGTCGATATTGAATTTTGTTCTGCCATTCAGCCGGTTCTTTATTTATTTATTTAACTATATCATAGACGAAACTAAGATTAGCAGCATCTGTACATATAAGTTCGATAATAGGTTTATCAGAAGTTATTTCAGAATTATCTATCTCAGCCATTTGTATCCCATATGATCCTGCATTTAGTCTACTTAATGAGTCAGTATAAAATTTTAATTTTTGTGTTCCTAGATTTAAAGTGGTATCAAATACTACTCTTATAGTTTGTCCTGTTTTAAATTGTATAGCAGAATCATCTATATAAAAACTTACATTCCCACCTGCTTGATTATTTGTACTAACTCTACACATATTTGTATAAGGTTGTAAACCAAAGTAAATCGATGGAGTTGCTACATTTATATTAATAGGTGACAGAGTTGTAATAGGATCATTATTAGCGTCTGCTAACGAATTAAATGTATATTCTTGTACACCTAAAGAAAGTATTATTCTGTTAGGAGTATTTGTATCAACTATAATCCCAGTGCCTGCTTGTATAACATCAGTATTATATTGTACCTGTAGCGGAACATTTCCATTTGCTATATCATTTATGCTATCAGCATTTGCAGCAATAAGGTCCAATAATGTTGTGCTATTTGAAAATGCAAGCTGAGCATTATCAATTTGACCTTGTAAGCCAGTAACTTGATCTTGTAAGAACTCTAATGAACTTACCGACGAAACTTGATTTTCCAAGGTTTGAACTCTTTGATCCAAATCAGATACCTCAAGTTGTTGTCTTTGAAATATTTTAGCAGACTCTTGTAGTTGAGCAGTGGCGTCACTAAAGAGTCCCATCGAAAAAGTATTGTAATCATTAACAATAGTGTCAATACCAGTCGTTCCAGGAGACGCATCGAATCTTAAATTTATTTTAAAACCAAATGAATTACCATTTTGACCAGTAACTTTATTTGGTTTAAATTTTGGATACCGTTGTATGTATCCACCCTCTGTAGTGGGAGTAATATTATCCAATAATAAAATACCATACAAGTTTGTTACAGTATTGTCAGAGTTATTTAAATCAACTAGATCATAATATACTAATACAGCATTAAACTCAAAGTTACTTGACAAATCAGTGCCATTAAATTGAGGTATTGTACTTATATTACTATTGTTTGTAATCTGTTCATAATCGTTAGCATTCCAATCAATTGAAATACCATCCAACTTAGATCTTCTATATGCAACTCCGGCAAAACCTGCAGGATTACCATAATCATTAGGATACTTTCTAATATCTACTGATGTAGGATCTATAAATGTTATAGGTTCAGTAAAGTAAGCATCGTTTGTAGTTGTAGGCTGTGGCTGATCCATCCAATTTGCATTAGGATCGGTATATGTAATAGAATCATCTATATCATAATATGCTCTAATATCAAAACCTTGCGGGTGGACAGTTGCAGCATTTCTTCCTTCTATAAATTCAGTCGAACCTTGTATCGCTAGACTAGGTTCGTAATTAGCATCTTCTACAGTATCAAAAAGAATCGTTGGTGTGTTACCAACTTCAGTAGGAATATTTATATACAGCTCAGTGTAGGCCTCCCCAGCCTTATCTACATTATTAACAATATCAATTTCTCCTAAATACCTAACTACAGGTTGATAGTGTACTCCACCTGTACATGAAAAATCTTCCTCGACAAAAAGAGGTCTTGTTACACTTGGTGCTTGTTCCAAATTGGTTGCACCTCTGAATCGCATTGCTCCTGTTTCCTTAAGCCATTTAAAGAATACTCTTTCTGCTGGACTTTGTTTAACCGTGTTATCAAAGTCAGGGTTACTTAAAATTATTTCTTCTAAGTTAAGTGCGTAATTTTGTAAACCTTCTGCCCAGTTAATATTTGGATCTGCATTTAACCCTCCGTTCCAGATTTCTCCGTCGATGGTATTAAATTGCATATAATTGTCGTATGTCCCAAATGTATTAAAATCTAAGCGGTTAAAGTCTGGTATGTTAAGCACGGCAAACTTCGAAAAGACCAGCCTAGTATTCTCGTTATTGAGAGTTTTAGACAGATCTCTTGCAGCTGAAGAAAAGGTATAAAATGTACCTCCTTCTACTTGTGGGGTTCTGATTAAGGGCGTCGTTGCCATTTACTGATTATTTTTTAAGTGTTAGTTATTAGGATATCACATATCCATTTCCACCAACGATATACCAATCTCCATTTCCGGTTCCATTATCAACACATACTAAATGAACTGTTTTACCTTGTCCATCTAAAGAAACTGTATTATTTGTACTTCCTAATATTAGAGCATTAATTGCTCCTACTATTTGAACTTCTCCAGTTGTTGGTTTTGAATATGTAAAGAAAATTTCTTGTCCTATTGAACCGTCATTTAATTGTACAATTACTGGTGCTGTTCCACCATTACCTACTCTTTCAAAAGTATAAGGTGGTACTGCTGTACTTGTTCCAACCTCTGCGACATTACCTGTCCCAGCTGTAAAAATTTCATCTAATGTTTGAGGATCAATACTATTTCTAATTAAACCACCACCATTTAAACTAATGTTACCGCCACCTACAGCCACATCGGCTATAATGTCAAAGGTACTTGCATTAATATCAAGTCTAACTGTTCCTAGTCCTACTCTTAATGCATTAGTTTGAAGATTGTTTAAATTCGTTATTGTCCCTGCACTTGGAGAAAAATAATTCTCCATTGCATTGATTTCACTGGTCAAGATATTAAAGTTATCATTTATTACTAACCTTGAACCTGATAGTGAATCTGTACCGAGGATTTCTGTTACGCTTATTGCCATTGCTTTTGTTATTTTATTATTAAGATATTTTTTTCTTTAGTATATTTATTACCATTCGTATCTTCAAGTTCTAACGTGATTGCATACTTTCCTTTATCCTGAAAAAGATAAGTTAAGTATTTACTCTCAAAATATATATTAGAGCTCATAGGGTCTGTAGTATTCTTTATAGTCCATCTTGGTTTATCCTTACCTGCAATTTTACATTTATCATAAACAAACATTAACCAAGTCATTCTAGGCAGAGTTTTTCCATCTATTACAAATTTTGCAGTATTCCATGTAGGGTTACTTGCGACATGACCACCTGATCTAAATATTATACTGTCACAATTTGTAACTCCTCCGGTAGAAGTAGCACAAATTCTATTTCCTGC